TTAGCGTGGCTAATCAAGACCGGTCAGGTCAGCGAAACCCCTAACGCTAAAAAACCGGAACCGGCTACTATCGAAAAAGAGGAAAAGTAATGGCAATTTATTTGAATAACAATGTAGGCGTTAAACTTGCCACGGCAGCAGGGCCTACAGTACCTTCTATCGACATCTCTAGTTATGTCACAGGCGTAACTCTTACACAAATCGTCGACGAACTTGAAGTCACAGCTATGGGTGATTCTGCACATAAATTTGCGGCAGGATTGCAAGCGGCTACGCTCACTATAGATTTCTTGAACGACTGGGCTTCGTCTCAGGTTATGCAGACTTTAAACGCTGCGTTCGGAATTACTTTAGCCGTTTCTATGATTACGGTTAAAGGAACTATAGTTTCGGCTGCTAACCCCTCTTACCAGTTCTCTATTCTGGTAAATAATCTCACTCCAGTAGGTAACGGCGGCGTAGCAGACGAAGCCACTTCTAGTTTGAGCTTTACAGTTAATACCGCAGTAACCGTATCTCCTACCGTCTCGTTCTAAGGAAAAAAAATGGCAAGCCTCAAAATTACTAGGGCCTCCGGGGAGGCTACTACTCATAAGATCACACCAGCGATTGAATACTCGTTCGAACAACAGTTTAAATGCGGTATTCATAAGCAATTTAGAGACCAGGAACGACAGGGAGATATCTATTGGTTGGCCTGGGAATGTCTTCGCCGCGCAGGAATTACGATTCCTTTATTCGGAGATGAGTTTCTTCGCGACCTAGAGTCAGTCGAGGTAATAGACGACGAAGACCCAAAAGGATAGACCGGGAAAGTTTTACCTATCTAGTGGCCTCACTAGCGGTGGAACTTAGTATTTCTCCGGATCAGGTCTTAGAAATGGATTCGCGTATGTTCCAGGCAGTTCTACAGGTTTTAAAAGACAGAGCGGAAGGGATTAAGCGTGCCCGTAAAGGTCGAAGGTCTTCGTGAAACCCGTCGCGTTCTAGCTAAGTTCGCTCCGGATTTAAAAAGGGAAGTGGATAAGGACGCTCGCGACCGCCTAAAATTTATGGTTAAAGAGGCGAAAGGTTTCGCTCCGTCGGCTCTTCCTAGAAATCTTCACGGCTGGGCAGTCGAAACGGCTGGAAAAAAAATAACCGCACAGACTTCAGCGTTCGCGACCCGTAGCTTTCCGCTCTATCAGGCGGCAGAAGTAAAAGCCGGAATCGCTTACGATACAGGTTTTAGCCGCGCGAATAAATACGGGTTTCGTTCCCTGTACGAACTGCGTAATAAATCGGCGGCCGGGTCGATATACGAAACGGCGGGAAGAATTAACCCCGGAATCTCCGGAAAACCGGGTCTGCCCTGGGTCGGCCCTACGGCTTCTCCTACAGATAGAAAAGTTTCGAAATCCCGTAACCCTAAAGCCGGAGAGCAGTTTATAGACGCGATAGATAAACAGGATAGTCAGCGACCGATTAGAGGTAAAAAAGAAGGCCGCCTAATCTTCCGAACCGTCGAGAACGATAACGGTAAGTTTATTAGTTCGGTTATCGAAGGAATGAAAAGAGTAGAAATTATTACGCAGGGACGACTAGACGCGATTCAAACTTTCGGAGAGGACCAGTAATGGCTATAGCGATTAAGTTCCTGACAGAATTCGACGGTAAAGCTCTAGCTAAAGGCGAAAATAGTTTAAAGTCTTTCGCGAATAAAGCGAAGAAGTTCGCGGCGGTTTTCGGAGTAGCTTTCTCCGCTCGCGCTCTAGTTAACTATTCTAAGAATACGGTTAAGGCTTTCGCGGCAGACGAAAAGGCCGCTAAATCTTTAGGACAGACTTTAAAAAATACTGGAAATCTAATAGCAGGAAAAAACGCGAATAGCCTCGTCGACCAGATACAGAGAGCGACAGGCGTCGCAGACGACCAACTTAGACCGGCTTTACAGACTTTACTTAATAGTACCGGCGACTACGCGACCAGTACGAAAGCTTTAAATTTAGCTCTAGATATAAGCGCGGGAACTACTAAAGATGTAGCGAGCGTCTCCGTCGCGCTTGCTAAAGCTTACGCCGGGAATACTACGAGCCTTTCTAAGCTCGGAACCGGGTTATCTAAAGCGACTCTTAAAACCGGCAACATGGTCGAGATTACGGAAACGCTTCAGAGGTTATTTAGCGGTCAGGCCGGAATCGCGGCGGAGACATTCGCGGGAAAACTGGCACGCTTACAGATAGCCGCAGACGAAGCCGGGGAAACTATAGGAGGAGCCTTAGCGCAGAGTTTCGTTATCCTCGCGGGTACTAGCGAAATAGCGACCGCGACTAAACAGATCGACGAATTAGCCGCCGGTATAGCTAATCTAACTGTCGGCTTAGCCGATTGGTTTGCCGTTAATAATAAAGCTTTCGCTAAATCTATAGCGAATACCTTCGGAGGAGCCGGCGGGGACCTATCCGGTTTCGAAAATTCTTTCCTCGGTAAAATTATGAAACGAGGCTCGACCTTACGAGCCGCCGTACCTTTAGGGACTGCTCCTACTTATAACTCTTTACAGGCTCAGAAGAATTTAGATAAAATCGAAAAGGCTAGAATCGCGCGAGAAAAGAAAGCCGCCGCAGACCTTAAAAAAGCCGCCGCCGCTAAACTGGCAGCCGATAAAAAAGCGGCAGCGAATAAAAAAATCCTAGCTAAAGGAAACGCGCTTTTCGAACTAGATCAGATAGGGATTGCCGCCGCTTTGAAAATGTCTATAGATAAAGACACGCGCCTGCGCCTAGAACTTTTACAGGCTATTCAGCTAGGCGACGCCGATTTAGTTCTAGCTAAAATGAAAGAACTCGCCGAATGGCAGAAGAATTCAGATATCGCGAAGCTTTCCGGAGTTAAAACGATTTCGGAAGCGCAGCTTTCCGCTATAAATACTAGCCTTCTAACCGAACTAGCGGGGATAGATAAGCTAAAGATTAAAGACGCCGAAAAAGATATTCTTAGAAACGAAGCCTGGGCTCGATATAACGACGCTATAAAGTACGCCGGAGGCTTAGCCGCGCTTAGTACCTACTCTCAGAAGCTACAGGACCAGGAACTTTTAATCCAGAGACTAGCTTCTATTCGTAGTATCTCCGAAGCTCAGACCGCCGCCGATAATATAAAACAAGCCGCTTTAGAAAAGTATTTAGCGACCTTAGCTAAAGGCGGCGCGGCTGCTTCCGGGGTTACGGGAACGAACGGAACTAACGGCGATAAAGGTATAACAATGATAGGGAAAACTCCTTTCGTAACCGGTTCAGTTATTGACCCTAAATTATCTTTGAGTACTGTCGCAGATACCGCTATGGCTACATCGCTATTGCCAGAATACATATCGGCTACCGAATTTTTTCATTCTTTAACGGATTTACAAAAAGCCGACTTAGGCGGTTATAGCCCTGGTATGAATACCGGACGCGGTTATGGCGCAGGCGGCGGGACTATCGTCGTAAATGTAACCGCCGGAGCTATAGGCGGAGAAGATTTAATAACTAACGCGGTCCAAGACGCGCTAAACGAAATAGCTAGACGCGGCTATCTGACTACTTACGCCGGAGCGATTGCCAGCTAATGACCGTCCCTATTCTTAACGCGACAATAAATTTCTCGACCGGTCCGGCGTTCGCACAGGCTATGATCTTAGATTCGGGAATTCTAGATACGAATATCCTCGCGGACGCCGCCGCCGTTATCGTCGATGTTTCTAATCAGATTAACGAAGTAAAGATTCAGCGCGGCCGAAACGCTCAGTCCGACCAGTTTCAGACGGGAACTCTTAGTCTTCGAATCGTCGACCAGACCGGTGACTTCAATCCAATGAACACGGCCGGACCTTATTATGGCCTTCTCGACCCCATGCGTAAAGTATTTATAACGGCTACAGACGGAGCAACCACTTATCCGTTATTCGCCGGATATATTACGAGCTTCTCGACGACTACTCCGTTAAACGCCGCAGATGTTGTCTATACCACAATTAACGCCGTTGACGCTTTTAGACTCGCGCAAATGGCACAGATTTCTACCGTAACGGGAGCGACCGCCGGAGATTTATCCGGAACTCGTGTTAATCAGCTTCTCGACGAAATTTCCTGGCCTGCGTCCATGCGCGATATAGACGCCGGTTTAACCACTATGCAGAATGACCCCGGAACGGCTCGAACTTCTTTAGCCGCCATGCAAACTATTGAATTGAGCGAATATGGCGCGCTCTACATCTCGCCTTCGGGCTCGTTCGTTTTCCAGGATAGAAGCGTAACGGCGGGGTCGGTATCGGGAACCGCTACGGACTTTAACGAAAACGGTCTAGGAATCGCTTACTCTAACGCGCTCTGGGTTTTAAATGATGTTCTTGTCTATAACTCCGCGCAGGTTACGCGAACCGGCGGAACTACTCAGAACGCGACCGATCAGGATTCGATAGACCTTTATTTCGTCCATTCTTATAACCAACAGAATTTACTTATGGAAACGGACGCGGTCGCGCTCGATTACGCTAGAGCTTATATAGCTAGTAGAGCCGCGACTTCGATTCGCTGCGACTCGATAACCCTTAACCTTTATACGGAAAACTACGCCGCCGGAGTAACCGCCGCGCTTTCTCTAGATTACTTCGATCCGGTAAGTATTACGACGACGCAGCCGGGAGCTTCTTCGTTATATAAAACTCTCCAGGTTTTCGGGGTAGGCCACGCGATTACACCCAATTCCTGGAAGACTACATTCACAACTCTTGAACCCATTATTGACGCGTTCATTTTAGATGACGCTCTTTACGGAATTCTCGACACAAGCGTTCTATCATATTGACTAGGAATGGAGTAAATAATGGCTGCTGGACTCGGTTTTAAAACATTTACCACGGGGGAGGTTCTGACCGCCGCCGACACCAACGGGTATCTAATGCAGGGAGTTTTAGTATTCGCTTCTTCTGCGGCTCGCGCTTCGGCGGTTACTTCTCCGCAGGAAGGCCAGTATTCATTTTTAAAAGACACGAATTCCACAGAATACTATGACGGTGCCGCCTGGGTAGCAGCTCCGATCGGAGATATAACCGGCGTAACGGCCGGAACAGGAATTTCAGGCGGCGGAACTTCCGGAACGGTAACGGTAACTAACTCCATGGCTACTGAAATAGCAGCTAAAGGCGATTTAATCGTAGGCACTGGATCAGCGACTTTTGATAACCTCACGGCGGGAACAAACGGCCAAACACTTGTGGCGGATAGTGCCGAAGCAACAGGCTTAAAATGGGCTACGGCATCAAGCGGAGCAGTAACACAGATTAGCCAAACAGTTTTAACCTCTGCACAGACTGCTATAACATTTTCTTCAATAGTTGCGACATACACAAACCTTAGAATAAGTATATTTACTAGAGGCACGGCAGGCACAAACGCGGCTATATTATTGCGTTTTAACAATGACAGTGGTTCTAATTATGACCGCCAAAGTATAAGTGGAGTGGGTACTTCGGCTTATGCTTCCGAAGGTTTCGCTCAAACTTCTATATTTGGTGGCACTATGGGGGCAAATGGTTCGGGTACTCAAGGCGGCGGTACTATCTTTATTCCAGGATATGCCGTAACGGCTTTCGATAAAATTGCAGTTAATTCTACTTATGGAAAATGGGGAACAAGTTCAGGTTCTCAGGCCTACACGGCGCAATGCGGCAGTTGGAGAAATACGACTGCTATCAACCGCATCGATTTAACTATGGATAGCGGTGCACAATGGGAAACTGGCTCAGTAGTCACACTTTATGGAGAGAGTTAAAATGGAAAATAATCTAACTAAAATAATCCTTGAAAACCGTCAGGAAACTATCGTACCTTTAACAAAAGAAGATTTAGAGTTGCGAGAAAGAGACATATCCGAATATAACGAAAGATTGAAACAAGAAGAAATCACAGCAGCGGCAAAAGCGGCACTATTAGCAAAACTAGGCATTACTGCCGATGAAGCAAAGTTACTGCTTTCATAGTGGAACACTTGACTGAGATAGTTCCGCTTTATGGAGACTAGCTATAACGGCTGGCCTGCCTCTGCGGATCAGGCCGAGATAGGCG